TATCCCACTCAGACTATCCCACTCAGACTATCCCACTCAGACTATCCCACTCAGACTATCCCACTCAGACTATCCCACTCAGACTATCCCACATTGGTCCATGAATACGAGTTTGTATATACTTAAATCATCCTCGAAAATACAATATTCTATAAAATATTGTATGGATTTCCGACATTTCGGTGATAAATAAAACGACCAAAAACACACCTTTTTTTATCACCCAAAATGTGTTTCTGCATTCCTGATTTTTGGATTTCGAAAAAAACTGGGATAAAAAAACAAGAATGCCTTGAAGTGTAGGGTCGGTTTTTGGACATGACTGAAATGTTGTTGTTTTGAGCATGTAGGTACTGCCTACATATGTAGGGGAGTTTTATGGACTGAAAAAAGTGCACTGTAATCGATACATGTAGGTAAATTCACTTTTCACTTTTTTTCTATACTTGATTTGACTTTTCAAAAAAACACACAAGAATTCTTGCAGAGTTTTGAATATTGGAAAATAGAATTGAAAAAAAAGTGAAAAAGTGACTTAGACCATAAAGGTAAGGTCCATATTTTGACATTTTCAATTTGTGACTGCAAAAAAAAAGCTACATTTGGGAAAAGCATTTAGACAATTTTGTCTAATGGTATATAAATGGTATATAATGGTATACTTTCGGCGGAAAAAAACGCCGAAAAATTTGTATGTGATTCTTGCTCCTTTGTATGTAGGAAGCAAAGTGATTGGGATCGTCACCTAACCACTAGAAAACACAAAAATGGTATACAAATGGTATATAATGGTACCCCATTTTACGCCGATGGTAAGGATTTACCAGGTGGCGTAAAAAAACGCCAAAAAAACGCCAACCCAATACTGGTGTGTGGATGTGGCAAGCAATATATACATAAAAGTGGATATTATAGGCATAAAAAAGGTTGCTACATGAATGAAGATGATATATCGGAGAAAGAAACAGATTTAATTGATATATGTAGTGAGAATCAAGTTGATTTTAAAGAGATGGTTCTTCTATTACTTAAGGAAAATAAGGAAATCCAAAAAACTTTTGTAGACATGCTTCCATATATGAAGGGAACAAATACAAATAGTAATAATATTATCCATAATACTACAAATAACAATCAGTTTAAGATAAACATGTTTTTAAATGAACATTGTAAAAATGCAATGAACTTGACTGATTTTATTGAATCATTACCCATTACAACCGAAACATATGATAACACTATAGAGAATGGATTGACAAAGACAATTACAAATATGGTTGTAACTGGACTCAATAATATGGATATATTGAAGCGTCCTATTCATTGTACAGACCCTGCACGAAAAATCATGTATATTAAAGACAATGATGTGTGGGAAAAAGACAATGAACTAATGTTATTGCTGAATGGGATCAAAAGTTTGTCTTTGAAACAACGTACTTCTCTAAATAAATGGCAGGATGCTAATATTGGATGGGACAAAGATGAAGATCTACAAACCAGAATGACAAAATTAGTATTTCATTCTATGACAAATGTAGAAGAGGATGAGAAAGAAACGAACAAAATTATTCGAGCGATTGGTAAAAGTACTTACTTGAGCACATGTATTAAGGATAATTACAAATGATTTAGTGGATAAACGAGTTGTGGATAAACGAGTTGTGGATAAACGAGTTGTGGATAAACGAGTTGTGGATAAACGAGTTGTGGATAAACGAGTTGTGGATAAATAAATTAGATAATAATCATTAATTTATTTATTATTGTTTTCAACGAAAGATTTTACATTTGTGTAGAACCAACGCACATGGAATATAACAATCTATTTGTAAAATAGGCCATGAATGTAGGAAGGGAAACTAACACTATCTGGAAGATACCGTCATTTTTCTTATCAAATAAGAATATATATAAAGCAGAAAGAAGAATATATACAAGCAAAATAAAGTTAATCATTGTTAAATAGTAGAAAAAATCACAATACTTTGGACCGAATGGGGTAGTAGCGTCTTTCAAAAAACTTTCTAACGGAGCCATCATTTTATAAATTATATATATAAAATAATATTCAAAATAATGTAAAATTAAAGTAAAATTAAAGTAAAATTAAAGTAAAAGAGTTGGATTGTCTAAAATGAATCGAAACGCCGAAATATTATTATTTGCCTATTATAATGAACTATAGTTCGATACGAAAAAACATTAACACTTTCTCAATAATTTTATTTTTGTCACTATTTGTCTTATTTAATTACATTCAACCCGGATTTATATATAATAATAATGGAACTATCCGTGAATTCGGATTAGGAAATAAGCGTAAAACAATATTGCCGATCTGGTTATTAAGCATTATTTTAGGAATAATTTCGTACTTGTTTGTATTATATTACATTACCATACCTAGATTTCGTTAAATATTTAAATCTTCAATGGTGTAAATAAATTATTTATTCATATGTCTTGTAAATAATTTTATTTTTATCTTGAGCCTTTTTAGTAGATACCAATTTCTTTTCTTGTTCTAAATACTCGTTGTGACGCTTTTCCATTTCCTCTGCGGATTGAGTACACCCCGAGTTTATTATATAATTGTAACTGACTGATGTTACTAGAATACCAGTTAATGCATACCAAATAAACTCGGCAACATTTGTTTTTAACTGTATGAATTTTTCTAACTTTTTGAAATTATCTGATTGTTCATTACCTACATTGGTTTTTAGTATGCCATTATTTTTATCTGACATTTTCTTCCACCATTCGCCTATATTTTCTAATGTAATAGAATTAATAAGCAGAGACTTGTTTTCATATATTTTTTCAATAGTTGAATTTTTTGATTCGGATTTTAAAATGTCCATTAAGAAATCATTTATCCCAGTAATGTAAGTAAATAAATAGCCAAATGTATTCGAAAATGGACTTAACCAATTAGGAAAAATTTTAAGTAAGACAACTAATATTCCAAATATAAATACCCATGGAAATATAGTCGTGGTCATGGCGATACCATATTGCGATTCATTACATATCTCACTCGTTAAATTCAAGTTAATGAAAAACTGAACAATGATTAATGTTAAAAAATAAATGCCACTAATTACAGGCGTGTCCACATAATATTTAGTTATGAAATAACCTAAAGTAAATAATAAAAAAAAAATAATAGAGGATGACGGATTTGCAGCCATATAAATAATAGGTATAATTTATTTTGAAATTATAAATTTATATTCTAATGGATACCTTTCAACAAATCCGCCCTCGTTTAATAGAACCAGGTGTAAAATACTTTTTATCGACTTCGTTAGAACAATGTCATATACTGAAGACAAAATATTATAATTTTTTATATAATTTAGGGCTGTTTGTAGCATTTCTCTTTATTGTTGGACTAACTCTATATTTTAAATATAAACGAAAAAACGATAAAAATTTACAAGAAGAAATGAAGCTACAGCACGATGCTTATATATTGAACAAACTACGTTTTATGCAAGACTATCGCAAAAGTCAAGAAAACACACTTTTAACTGATTTGTCTACATGGCAAAATAATCCAGAAGTTCAGCTTTACAATAGAAAAATATTTAACTAATCTATATAGAGTCTATCATGGAATTTCTAGAAGCTTTAAATGAATACTATAAATTGAAAAATGATTATGACACTAAAAAACAGGCTAAAATAACCAGGATATTACATGACGATTTATTGAAATCATTTAAGCAAAAACGAGATGCGATGGAGAAGAATAAACTACAGTGTATTGGATGTAAGCAACCAGTCGGTACTATATTTTCTAATAAACAAGGCATATTGGGAGCACAATGTGGTAATAAAACTAGCCAATGTGGTTTAAATATTCAGATCAATCGCGGTAAGTATATATTTTTAGATAATTTAATCGATGTATTTGATGAGGATGTAACAATAAACAAGGAAAAAATTATTCAGGTTAAATTAGATTTACTGTTTCATTTCAAGAACGAGACAACCGTTTTAAATACATTTAAACAGATTAAAGATGAATTGGTAGAAGATTTAGAAACGTTAACTAACTATAAGACCCAATATGTATCTATCTTGACGAATTTAGAAAACCGATCAGAGATTAATGCTAAAATGGAGCGGTTCTATATTATAGTAGACACCATAAAGTCGGCTGTACAAGAATTTAATGAGACAAATAATGTTCAATTAATTAAGGATGTAGTTTCTCTCTATAGAAAAGATCTGGCCCCACTTTTGAAAGAGTTACGAGAACTGAAATACAAATATCATGCCATTGAGTATAACGCGGATGATAATACATTTTGTTTACAACGAAAGGTATTTACTTTAAATGAAATGAGCGTTCCATTTGATGAACCCAAAGTAATCATTTTCAATTTAGGTAATCAATCAGCCAATAATCGAGATGCAAATAAGAATACTGATAATAATAACAGTAAAAAATCAGAGGAATATTTACTATAAATGTAATATATAATAATGGGTATTATCAATATTCCAGTGTTTATAATTAGTTTACTCTTTGGTCTGTTCTACGTATATATGTCTGACCCAAAACCGAAACAAATAGTAGTGTATCCAACTCCAGATAATCAAAATTTATTCCAATTTAGAGACAAAACTGACAATTGCTTTCAACTGAAACAAAATATGATAAAATGTTCGAATGATGCTGAAGTAATCCCAATTCAAATCTAAATATATACTATATGGAACTTAAACGATTTTTTCATACAGAATCAGGAAAGGTAATTATTTCACTATTACTTGGTTTAGGACTAGCAACTTTATTTAAACGAACATGTAAAGGAAAAAACTGTATTGAATTCAAAGCTCCAAGTTTAGAAGATATAAAAAAGAAGAAATATAAATATGGTGAACAATGTTTTCAATATGCAATGAATTCTACAAGTTGTGATAGTGAAAAGAAAGATGTAGATTTTGCGTAAATATGTTATTCTTGGAATATCATTAATATATTAGATATGAATGATACGACAAACTTGAATGATTTACCAACTGATCCAGTTGCCGGAGGCGGAGGTGGTTCAGGAATCGCACAAAATGTAGTTCTCCAAACCACTGAAACTGGAACTAGTTATAATCCGTCGATTCAACCAACTATTGCTTCTGGCCAAGAAAATCAACAATCAGTTTCTTTTGCACAACAGCCAGGAATAGATGATCAAAAAGCAATGAATGAATTTATTACTGGTATTCAACAGGCTAGTGCAAGTGGTGCTACTACATTGCCTTCTAGGGATATCCCTCAATCAACTACTCATTTTTCAGACGAGCAAGCCAAACCAAATTATGTACCACAGCCTGAGCAAGCTGAACAACAAGACTATATACAAAATAGTGATACTGAACAAGAAATATTGGCCAGACGTATGAATAGTGGAAATTCACGCGATTCGTTGGAAATTTTATATGACGAATTTCAAATCCCTATTATAATTGGACTATTATATTTCATCTTTCAATTACCGGTAATAAAAAGTAAATTTTTAACTATTTTACCTTCTCTTTTTAATAAGGATGGTAACCCGAATTTATCTGGATATATATTAAATAGCTTGTTTTTTGGTATAATTTACTATGTTATTTCAAAATCTTTAAACCAGTTACAAAATCTTTGAAATGACTATTTATAAAAATTTTATATACTATTATAATAGTGATGGAATTTACTGAATATAAACAGTTATTAGATATTCTTGCTATTTTACAGAATATAGAATGTAGTGAGTTTGTTAAAGATTATAATGAAACATATGATCGTTTTACATATAGCCATGATATTCGGGTATTCACGATATCGTGTGAATTAGGAAAATATAATTTGTCGATTGATGATTTGAATAAATTGTTATTCACATGCAAGTATTATCTAAATTCACCAGAAGAATGGGATGTATTACAAGAAACATTTGCTGGTGTAGTAGAATAAGTTTAAACCATTGGATGTAAAGAAAAGAAAAATTGATGTAATTTATTGTAATAATAAGTACATATATATATAATTATTATTATGAATAGTATTCTAGAGTACCATAATGTTATGGCCCTACGTAAATATAAGTGTAGCGATGGTATCAAGAACAAAGTATGTAAGCTCAATGTATCAGACGAGATGGACGGATTTAAAAAAAGTAGAGACATGGTTCATGATTCCTTGTTAACAGAACACGCGAAACATGAACAATTAAAATCGGATAAAATAAACATGATGTATGATCAGATATATCGTTTAGAACTAATAGATACAAACGAATGTGTCATGACACAGCCTCCCCAGTTAAAACGGTCTATAAATAATTGTAATAACATTGTTAATATATTTGATATTACAATACTAGAACATATGATAAATAGATTAGAACATAAATTAACCGATATAGAAAAAATAGAAATATATGAAAGCCGATTAAATAAATTAGAAGAATATATCATACAACGTCATCAGTAAAATAAGTTTGGTACAACGATTATATCTGAGTTATTTGTTGTATATGTGATATTTTATGGAAATATTCCACCAATGGGTCATTATTATAATTGTTAATATAATATATATTTTTTATACCCGATGCACATAATATTTTCATACAATTTACACATGGATAATGAGTAATATATGCGTCACAATTATCACTACTCACTCCTCTTTTAGCACAATCTGTTATGGTATTTTGCTCAGCATGAACAGTTGCTTGTTCATGATCATTTATCACTTTTGACTCATGTGGTGCCCCGGGTAAAAATCCATTGTACCCTTGTGCAATAATACGATTATCTTTTACAAGGAGACAGCCGACCTTTAGTCTATCGCAAGGAGATCGTTCTGCCGTATATTGGGTAATATTTTTAAAATATTCTTGCCAAGATGGTCTTGAGGTAATGGTATCAGATGACATAGTATAGTATATTATGTTATGTGTAAATATATTTGAAAATAAATATAAACTATTTGTACATAAAAATATATCAATGATATTAAAAACATATATAACAAGTTTGGTAGAAAATATACCATTCGAACAATTTCCAAACGGTAAAATTACAGAAATTGATTTAGTATTAGACGGAGGCGCATTTAATGGGATATTTATGTTAGGTGCGTTATTTTATATAAAAGAGTTAGAAACACAACACAAGATAAAAATAACCAGAATATCTGGATGTAGTATAGGCGCAATTATGGGATTAATGTATTTGTTAAATAGATTAGATTTAGCAATGGAATTAATCACCATCTCTTTCACAAATATAAGAAAACATCAAGATTTTAAAAAGGTAATTCGACATGTTAAAAAACAAATGTATTCTGTTATAACTGATTCAGATGTATTGATATGTAATAGACGGTTTTTTTTAACTTATTTTGATACAAATAAGGGAAAACAGATTGTTAAATCTAAATACAATTCAAAAAAAGACATTATTGACAGTATCGTAAAATCATTATATGTCCCATATTTAATAGATCGAAATGTTACCGATAAAGATGGTTGTATAGATGGTGCATTTCCGTATATGTTTAAAAGACAGGATAGTGATAGAAAAATATTATTTATTAATTTACAAGGATTAAATAAGATCTTCAAAATGATTTATATCAAACACGAAAACAACATATATCCTAGATTTATGAATGGATTACACGATATTCATCATTTTATTTGTACTGGAGAATCGAATAGTCTTTGTAGTTATGTAAACGAATGGAATATCGTGGATATTCTTTATTTTCGACTAAGAGAATCAATATATACCCTTATATTTTATGTATTTCGAACATTCCTACAAATAGAACAGTTTTTCCCAAAACAACTGAAAAATAAAAACATTATAAAACAAAATGCTTTTATTTTGAAAAAAGTATGGAATGATATTATTATTTATATGACGATGTAATTATAATATATTTAGAATATCAAATACTCTTCTTTTTGAGTTGCGCTTCTTTTTCTTTCTAGTCAGTCGCTTACGACTGCTTTTTAATTGTTTTTTAGTCGTTTTTAGTTTTGCGTCAATTTTTTTAAATTTTTGTTTCTCTTTTTTTAATTTTTTATCCGCATTTTTTATTTGTTTCGTTTCTTCCTTATCCATTTTAACTTCAAATGGAACATATCGTAAAAACCATGATTCATATTCTAGCGATTTCCGATTGTTCTTTAATTCTTTATATTTTTCAGCCTTGGTATTTCTCATATCTTCCAATGTTTCCTGTTTTCCGTAACAGTTGATACTAAACCGTTTTAGCACTCCCTTTTGTTCTAATCTATTTTTTTGTTGAACATCAAATAAATATTGGGCCATACATAATATTCTGTTTTCGTCGTAGTAGTCACGGTCACTATAATAAAATGCAAAATAGAAACTTAACATTGTATCAATTGTGGCCACACGTATTGATTTCTTTCCCTTTTTTATGACATTAAAACTATGACATGCCAACGGTTTGTATATAAATGCAACAGTTTCCTGAATATTATTAATGCTTACCTTGATTTCATAATGAGGTGCAATGAGTTCACCGATTCCATCACGTTTAATAATTTTGATACCTTTGTAATCGAAATCTTCTAGCCGTTCTTTTAACATAACCGCCGATTTTTCTGGTTCTTCTGATAATATATCAAAATCAGGGGTCTTTTGAAACATTTTTCTCTGTTTCGTAGGCATATACTTAGAATAAAGGAAACTGGCATAACCTCCAAAAAACACTAATCCTTGATCAATGAATGAATCGCGCACAATATAATACAACTTTTCTTCTTCCTTAAAATCAACCTTTTCAAATTCACGCTGGAACATATTTGGGTCGCAGTGTTTTCCGCGTAGAGGATAGTTTTTATTTAATAATATTAGGCGTTTTAATACCTTTTCCCACCTACTAATATCTCCAGACGGTCTTGACAATTCTAAATACATATTCATTCTTAAGAAATTCGGAGCACAGTATAATATACCATATACACGAATTGCATCTTTTTGAACACGCTTAAATAAGGGGGTATCTAAATATGTTATATCTGCCACAGGGATAAAATTAACAAATACTTTGTATGTTCCATGATGAACACCTGCCTTTGCTTCTACTTCTTGGAAACCAGCTTTGTAGTAGATATCTGCTAATTCTTTTGCATCAGACATTGCATTTGGGCTGTAAAAATCATAATCAGGTATTTCAATATCTTTGTCGTAAAACTGGTCTTCAATTGGAAGAATATTATTAATAGCAGTACCTCCGTAACAAACCAATCGTTTTCGTTTTAAAAAATCTTCTAAAATAGATATTATGTTTTTAACATCTGGGTCACTTAAAGTTTTTCTTCCCTTTCTTTTTTCAGCGACATCAACTGCGTCACGTAATATTGCCACCTCTTTTTCTTCTAATGTCATTTTTGTAGTACATTGGGTCATTGTATATATATTACCGGTATAAAAAGTATTGAACTATCATATAATTACACATGTGCTATTATATGATATCGGGATTATATAGTTTTTATTGAATAAATTCTTCTTACACACTGAACGAGTAAAAATCAGTTTTTGTCTCTCTCGGAGCATATGATAGTTTTGGGTCTTGAGGGTCCGGTTTTTTGATAGTAACCGGAATATATCGCAATTCGTCTGGTTTTAATACGAACGAATGCCCAACTTTATCGAAAAAAGCACCGTAGAACTCCATATTTGAATCAAAATTTTGAAAACACATTCCTATACACTGAACCCCGTATTTCATATGTAATGAGGCATCTATATTCGTATCATATGCACTTAAGTCGGGCATGCTAATCGTCATAAATTTTTTATTATATTCAATTAACTCGCCTGAATCTGGAGTAAACTTAATATCATACGCTCTAGATGCTCTTAAAAACATGGAATTAGAAGCCATATTTACATATTCATTTAGAGGAGTCGTTTCAAACATAGGATTTGCTCGGTCAATAGATATTATAACTTTACCCATTATTTTTTGGAGTGGTACCGCCCCTAAATTAAATCCAGAATATTGATAACTATATTCTTTATCTAATAATCTAGGATTAATTGTATTATATATCGCTTCGGCCATGTTTTTATACATTTTATCGTTGTTGCTTTGAATACGGAAATGTAATATTAAGGGATCGTTTGGACAAGGACAGGTTCCGCCACTAAAAGCATTGTTATTGATTACTTTCAATGCTTCCTCTAAATAAACTTCATTATACATTTCTTTGACATTCACATTATTTATAGATGCTGCTGCAATAATTGGTTTATCGTCAAGTGATGAATATATTTCAAAATCTAATACACGAGCACCCTGTGATATACATTTTTTTAGAGGAACTACATCAACATAGTCATTTTTAAATTGTCCTCCACAACAACAGTTATAAGCCGTTTTAATATAATAATCTCTTAGTAAAAACTGATATGCAGCATCGCTTGTATTTAAGCTACTTATTCGAGGAAATTCTGAATACATTTTAGAAATAGCAGTGTTATTATTTTTTTTTAATCGTATTTTCTCTATGGTATAAGTAATACCCATGATTAATAACATCACAATAATAAAATAAGTCATATACTTGATACTGGCTGATTTATTGCGCTGTATAAATTCCATTGCGTTTTTCGCATGTTCTTTTATTTTATTCGCTGGACTCATCTTATAATACATTATGAAAAAATTATATGGAATTATCTAAATGTCTGGAACAACCTGTGTTTTATAATGTTACTATTTACTACAATTACAAATACGGATAAATATATTTATCAATATAAAAAGTTAAATAATACTGTAGGATAAATATATATGCCAGGAGGACTATTAAATATTGTTGCTTATGGAAATCAAAATGTATATTTAAATGGAAATCCGTCAAAAACCTTTTTCAAAACAACTTATAAAAAATATACGAATTTTGGATTACAAAAATTTCGACTGGATTTTGATGGATTACGAAAACTGCGAATGACTGAATCGTCTAAATTTACCTTTAGAATGAAGCGATATGCTGAACTACTCATGGACACGTATTTAGTAGTTCAGTTACCCACCATTTGGAGTCCGATTATTCCACCAAAAGATGCTTCTGATAATTGGGCACCATATGAGTTCAAATGGATCGATAATTTGGGATCACAAATGATTGAGGAAGTTGAAATTACTGTCGGTGGACAAGTACTGAATCGCTATTCAGGAGCTTATTTATTGGCCATGGTTCAACGCGATTTCAGTAATGTTAAAAAAGATTTGTATGATAATATGACTGGTAATGTGCCCGAATTAAATGATCCTGGAAATACTTCATCGCGAATCAATTCTTATCCGAATGCTTATTATACTTCTGTCCAACAAGGTCCTGAACCATCTATACGTGCTAGGAAACTATACATTCCTATTAATTTTTGGTTTACATTGGCCGCTAAAATGGCTTTTCCCCTCGTAGCACTTCAATACAATGAATTGGAAATAAATATTACTCTGAGGCCCGTACAAGATCTTATTGTTATCCGAGATGTGGAAGATCAATTATATGAGTTTCCATATATTCGCCCCAATTTTAACGATCCATATCACCAGTTTTATCGCTTTCTACAACCACCTCCCGATATATCATTGAATACGACTACATCATATCAAGACAAACGAACCGATTGGAATGCGGATGTCCATTTAATTTCTACCTATGGATTTTTGACAGAAGAAGAGTCGAAAGTTTTTGCTACAAAAGAGCAGAAGTACTTGTTTAAATCAGTATATGATTGGAAATATTTTAATATTACTGGAAGTCAACGTGTAAAGTTGGAAAACTCGATGGGAATGGTCTCCTCGTGGATGTGGTATTTCCAGAGAAGTGATATTAATATGAGAAATGAATGGAGTAATTACACAAATTGGCCTTATAACTATCTACCCCAAGATGTAGAATTTGCAGACATTTCAGGTCAACATTTAATACCTGGTATTCCTATATCGTTTGGACCAGGATTTAACCCAATTGATGGAAATCATACAGGATATTTTATAAGTGGTGATTATAATGTAGCGAATGAAAAAAACATATTGTTATCCTTGGGAATATTATTAGATGGTAAATACCGTGAGAATGTTCTTGATTCTGGTATCTATAATTATATAGAGAAATATGTTAGAACTTCTGGAAATGCGCCTGATGGACTATACAGTTATAATTTTGGTATTCACACAGATCCGTTTGATTTTCAACCATCGGGTGCCATGAACATGAGTAAATTTCGAGATATTCAATTGGAGTTTACCACTTACTCGCCACCTATAGATGAAAATGCGCAATTTTATACAATATGTGACCCATCTTCTGGTACATTAATTGGTGTCAATAAAAGTAATTGGCGACTATACGACTATAATTATAATATGACAGTTCATGAAGAGCGCTATAATGTCGTAACATTTGTCGGCGGAAACTGTGGTCTCATGTATGCGCGCTAGGGTTGTATTTACTCATCGCATTATGAAAATAAAATATTATCATTTATAATAATATTTTATTTTTTTTGTTCTTGTGCTTTCATCACAACTATTTTATTCTCATCTATCTGTTTTTCCTCATCTCTCTAGTCCTTGAAACAATCGTTGATAGTTTCGGCGTTTTTGTATTCGATAATGGACAATTTAATCCTTTATACGGATCTGCTGTCCATGCGTCATTTGCCGACCAAACACCACAATCTGAAAACATACCAGTTGATGTTTTTCTACATGGATAATCAACTGTAAATTTATAACGATTCGGATATTCAAACTCGCTCGTAGGCAATGGGTAATCTTCTTGTTCCGCATTTGGGAATGATCCCATGTTATCAGAATCTTCTATTGCAAATGCTGTAGGATTAGATGGTTTTAGATTATCAATGTCGGATTGAGTATAACCATTACTAACTGTTCGTATTTTAATGATTTCAGCTGTTTTTTGGTTAACTGTGCCAATTTTGTTACTGCCCGGTGGTTGAATAATATTTTGTACTTCTTGTGGAGTAAATGGTTCAATCGGTGAAAAAAACATGGATTTCTGAAAAAAATATTGCTGATACAGAAAATACACAAATATTGTTATAGCGATAATATAAAATAAATACTCGTTCATATATATTTTATATCTAGATTAAATACTTCCTAAATAAAATCAATATTTTTTATACTTACTTATGTTTCCTAGTCATTTTGGAGTTTTTATTTTTGCCTCGGTAAGGTTTTATGGTAGATCCTTTTGTTTTATTCGATGAGTTCGATTTTTTACTTTTTGAAATTAATCTGCTTTTATATTTCGATTTACAATGTTCGTATAAATGATTTGAGGTAATGTATTCTTCTATACCCGGTGTGGTCAATTTCCGAATATTGTTTAGAGAAGAATAAAACACATCTAGCTCCTCCCTAACGCGATTACCTGCTGCAGCTTTATATGCATGTGGTACCAAATGTTTTGGTAAGAAAGTGATATTTTTCATAATTAAATCTTTGAGTCCATTAAATTTAACATTCTCTTTATTGGAACGAATAAATAGATCAATGTCGTTGCTTGTTATGTTATTTTTTTTTAAATAGGCCTTCACTTCTGTTGGATATTTACCGTCAGCCTGACGTAGCAATTCAGATAAATTTATACTTTTGTACACATAATTTTCGCTTTCATTTACTCCTATTAAATCGGCAGAATAGATATCATAGCAAATATTATTTACATCAAAAAAAAGATTTAGAGAATTATACCAATGTCCTTTGACGCGCTGAATAATCGTCTCAATCGTATTGGATATATACAAGTTATTTTTATTTTTG